ATAGATTTAATTTCAATCTTATCCGAAATAATAGATAAATCACGAATAATTTTCTGAAAATCAACTGAAGGTAGATTTATAACTGAAGAAAATTTTACATCAGGCACATCTAATTCTTCGTTATCCGGTTCAATTAAACGAAGTTTTTGTATCTTTTGCTGTTTAATCTCTTCATTATCAAATTTCAACCCAAGAAATTGAACGATTCCATCCATATAATCTGCTTCTTCAATATAGATAGTTAAGGTATCATTATTATCAATCGTATTGATTAATTTAAATAAATGAAACATATTAACACCAATAATAATTTTATCCATCTTACATTCATAAAGTTCGAAATTTGGTGCCTCTAATGAAAGATGGGCGAGAATAGTATGAGATTTATCCATATTAATAATTTTAATACCTTCCTTCGTAAAGGTAATATTTGTTTCTAATAGGATATCTTTTAACGCCGTCATTAAAGTGCGAAATGGCGCAATTTGAACTGTTTGAATTGTCAAAATGTTATTAGGATATTTCGACATTAAATGGTATATAATAGTTAAAAAGTAAAATCTTTAAATTATATGTATTATAACTTAATTAGGGTTGCTGTTTTATTGGTCCTATTTTTTAAAGGGTTTACGTTATAACTTCGTATCTGCTTCATCGTGCGGATTTTTAAATGAATTTGTCTTTTCTACTCATAAAATTTGCCGTTTTTTTATTATATATATATATAAATGGTATTTAATAAACAATTAATGTCTATTTTTCAATTCTTTTTGGTTATATTATTAATTATTAGTTTTTACATGTTATATTTATCAGTATATAAAAGAAATTATACAGATATTAATTGCTGGCAGTTTCCAATGTTATTAGCTATATTACTTGAAACGTTTATGTAAAGATATTAAAGATTATTTAACAATTAAATAATTAGTCAAGTTATAAATCATGAGCATATGTGAATTATACTTGGATAAAAAGATACACGATAATATAGATAAATTAATAATTAAATATAAATCGAATGAGTATGTTTTTAAAAGATTAATAAATTACATTGAAAATTTATTACCAGTGGCATTAGAAAATGATACTATTGTACAAAAACAACGCGAAGATCGTAAAAATCAATTAAGTGCAAATCGAGATGAATTTACGAATCGTTTTCTACACAAAAATAATTATTTTTATAGCATTCAAACCGAGCTATTTCTACATTACGACGGACAACATTTTGTAATTATCAATGAAGATGATATTCAATATCAAATACTTACAACAATATCATCCGAAAAAAGTTTACGTGAATGGAAGCACAAAGTAAATAAAAATATAATAAAGAGAATAAAAGAACGCTCTCCACTAAATGCTATACCAGAATCGGTTACGATACAAAATGTAATAAATTCATTATCGCCTCATATTTTTCCATCAAGAAATAATGTAAAATATTTTCTTACAATTATTGGAGAGTGTCTTTCATATGAAAATAAAACAAATGAAATAATTTATATATTTCCACCAGCATTAAAAGAAATTATAAGAGAGATTGGAAACCAATGTTATACCTATTTTGGCTTATCTGGTATATTTGGGAATATTAAATTCAAATATTACGATCATAACTATAAAGATTGCAGATTACTTTCGATTGAAGCAAACTACGTGCGTAAAAAAATAACAATTCCATTTTTACTAAAAAAATACATGATTGACTTTTTGTGTGTATCAGCGCATTATGCAAGCCGATATGGTTCGTCCGACATATTTTTGAACCATTGCTCGGACGCTCATTTGGTAGAACATTCCTTATTTTTATCAAAAAATACTCCAGAAAATATTGTATTAAGATTCATTGAAACGTCATTAATACCTTCGATTGCGTCTACTATAGATATTAAAAACATGATTTTCTTATGGAAAAAATTCCTCAATGATTTATTTATACCTAATATTATTTTTTATGAAGCATTAAAAACCATTTTAAAAACAAAAATAATCTTCGATGAAAAGGAAGAATGTTTTATTGGGTATACTGGAATCCATTTACCAATTGTATCTCAATATATTAAATTTTGGGATGAAACTATAATTGATTGTAATGACGAAAACGAAGAAGGAGAGAATGAATTGGAATTGGACGAAATCTGTATTTTATTCAAATATTGGAACACAATTAACAAAATAAATTATAGAATGGTGAATGATGCGTTTATAATTGATATTATACAACATTTTTATCCAGATATAGAGATACAAAATAATAAATATATATTAAATGTTAAATCCAAATTATGGGATAAAAAAGCCGAAGTGATAAATACTTTAAAAAAATACAAAAAAGAAGATGAGTATTATAAATCATCATATGACATGTCGTGTGATTCATACAATATATATGAATTTTATTCATTACAAGCAAAAAATAAATATAATTTACTAGTAAGTAAACGATATTTTGAAAGGGTTGCGAAGGAAACAAATGAAAATATCACGTTAATGCTTTAAAATATATAAAATACTTACTTTCGGGATTTACGCCTGGTCTTCCGCATTTTCTTAGCGGACATATCATTTTTAATAAACCCAAATTGTCCCTTTTTGGTTAAATACCCCGCTTTGACTAGCCGTTTTTCGTTTTTAGCAGTATGATGCTTTCTTTTGGAAACAATGCGGCCATTTTTATTCATCATCAAGTTACTTTTAGTCAAATTTCCTGATGTTTTATAAGCATTCCCATGCCATACTTGTGCACGAGAACCTTCCAATTTCTCACATTTCTCACCATTTATATGGTACATGCCGTCCGCCGATTTCATATGTTTTTTAACCATTTATATATGTAGATGAGAAAAATATATAATATATCTAAATATATTATATATTTTACAAATTGACTAAATATAAGATTAAAATGTATTTCTTGGTGGTTCTATAATATACGCATTTGGATTATTTATGAATGATACTCTACCATACCTAGAACCGCCTATTCTCACTATTTCAGAATAACGCATTGCGCGTGTTTTACTCGAACTATTCGTATTTCCATTGAATTGTTTATTATTTATTGCTAAAGCGGGGCTTTTACAAATATATGGACAATCTTTATTTATTGTTGTAGGCATTACTATACATATATAGACATTATTTAATTGCATATATTTTATTATCCGTAGCACTAATATAAATAGTGCCATCAGCTCCTAAAACTGGCTGAGATAAACGCGAATTACTAGATATTTTATAGTCCCAGTTAGATGTAAATGAATTACCATTATCAGTTAATGAATGAAGAATGCCGTCATTTTTTCTCCACGTACTTTCAAACAAAACATCGCCTGTAATATAATCTCTAGCCCGAATTGATGTAAAAAACAACGTTCCGTTCGCATCGATAATTGGCGATGTATAATAAACATTAGTATTAAAGTATCTCCATTTAATGTCTCCATTCAAACGATTTATTGCATATAAATATGCGATAGTAGCAAGATAAATAGTGTCACCATTAATAGATGGCGTATTGTAAAATGGCCCTATTTTATCCTGATACCCTCGCACCCATAGTGCTATACCAGTTATACCATCAATATAATGTAAAACACCCTCCATAGTAGAACCATTTCCAATACAAATATTATTGGAACTATCAATTACCGGAGAACCATATATTGGATGAACGCCGTTAGGGAGTGACGTGCTCGCATTATAACTCCATTTACTTAATCCTGTTAAAGAATCAATTGCGTATACATAACCATCATCTGAACCAAAATAAAGCCATCCGTTTTGTCCTAATGCAGGAGATGAGTTAACATTCGCGTTTGTATGAAAAGGAGATAACCATTTATCATATGCATTAATTGTATTATCACCAATACTATAAACACTTTTACCAGCACCGAAATAAATATGATTATTAGAATCAATTATAGGTGAAGATTGTAATGGATTTCCAGCATTGTACGAAAATTTAATAGTTCCGTTTTCATTTATAGCATATATATAACCTTCATTTGACCCTACGTAAATTGTTCCATCAGAACTAATTGCCGGCGTAGTATAAATTGAATTCGGCGAATTAAATGGAACATTATATGTGTTACTTATCTGTGTCTTCCAATTCTCAGAACCATTTTCGGAATTTATTGAATAAATATAACCATCATTAGATCCCAAATAAAGAGTTCCAGACGAACCAATTGATATTGAAGGAGATAAGAATAAATTACCTGAAACAAATAAAGCTGGGTTATTCCAGCGATGGGATGGCATAGTCGTAGGACCACTATATGCACTAACATTTGTATGACGTGTATTTAACATATACATAGATACAACGGGTGTCGTAGGTAAAATTGTAGGTCCGTTTCCACTAATATCATATATTTTGCCATTATTTACCCCAATTAAAATATGATTATCATTCGTAATAACTGGAGTTGATTGTATAGAAGCACCAGTATTATATTTCCATAAATGTTTACGTATAGATGGATTAATGCAATATAAATCATTGGACCTAGTTCCGAAATATACATTATTACTTGAGTCAATTGTTGGTATAGAATTATTTTGTACAGAAACGTCAGAAATATGCGAAGTATCAATATTGTATTTCCATTCTATTATACCATTTGAACTATCGATTACATTAAACAAATTTTTAGAAGTTAAATAAATTTTATCATTTGAACCTATCGCAATTGCAGATAAATTTACATCATTAACATTAATCGGTGGCCATTGTTCGTTTGTAATACTATTACTAACATCATACGCATATACGAATCCTTTTGTAGTGGAGACATAAACACTTGTATTTCCTCGAATAGACGGGGTTGTATAATTTCCAATAATATTTGTTTCAGTTATAGTGTTTGACCACACTTTATTTAAACTTGAATAATTTAAATTATTCGATAAATCAATCATATTAATTGTTGAGCTAGTTGTAGTCTCGTTATATGTAGTATAACATAATTTATTATTAGACGCGTCTAATGCAGGCGTGCCGCTTATAATAGTTTGTAAATTTGCTAGTTCTGGATATATCCAGCCAATCACTCCAATAAGTCCAGTGTCATTTATTTTATAAATAATTCCATTATCGGTTCCAACATATATATTTTGACTTATGTCTATTACGGGAGATGTTGTACAATTCCCCCCGTATTCCATTACTAAATTCCATTTTATTATACCAGTTATTACATTATCAGTTAATGCATAAAAATGTTTTGTTGTTAAAGAAGTGTTTGATGAAACATAAATTGTATTATCTAATCCAATAATAGGCGTGCCTACGAATTTATAATTATTTATAGCATATCGCCATCGTAATGTAAAATTACTATTAAAGGAGTAAAGAGAACCATCGCCAGAAACAATATAAATTTGGTTCAATCCATTAACTACCGCGGCGTTAGGATTTAACAAAAAAATGGTTGAATATGTTACTATATCTGATGGCAATATTGAAGGAGCATTATAAATACTATGATTTGTATGTTGAGGATTTAACATAAACATAGCTACAATTGGTTCTGGGACAACCAAAGGTTTTATATTCCATAAAAAACGAACTTTACCATCTTCTCCCGAGTTTCCTATGCCTCCTCCACTACTTCCGCCTCCAGAGACAATTGATTTATAGGAAGCAGATGATAAACTTCCACCACCGCCGCCTCCGCCCTGTTTACCTCCTGCACCACCTCCGTAACCCGCTCCTCCTCCTCCTCCGGCAAAAGTCCCACCGCTACCACCTCCTCCGCCAATAAAAATGTAATTTTCCCCATTATTATTACTACTATCAATGTATCTAACCCCATTAACACCTCCGTTTATTCCACCTAAGCCTGCGTTTCCATTTCCGGATGTATTTCCGCCCTGACCGCCGCCTACGCCAGAACCAACAATACCAGTAATTCCGCCATTCCCACCATTTGAATTTGAATTATTTCCGGCGCCCCCTCCTCCTCCGGCAATAATATTAATAACCATAATTCCATCTGGGTTCATATATGAAATTGTTGTATTTCCTCCTCCCCCTCCACTTGATAACCCTTGTAATGTTGTGCCATCACCTCCATTACTTTTACTACTACCACCAGTCGTAAGACCGCCAGTATTTAAAAAAGGTGCTTTTCCCCCGCTACCGATGTTAATATTTATATTATAAGAAATGTCTTCTTGTAAAAAGGGATAATTAGAAAAAACGTATGCGCCTCCTCCTCCGCTAGAAGAGTATGCATTTCCGCCGCCACCAGCACCATCTGCAATAATATAAAGAGACGTAACGCCTATATCTTTAAAAAATACTTGACTACTTCCTGTATATGAGTAATTAAAACTATTGTCAAACGCCATATATAAATGTTAATTCTTTTTTTATAATTTACAAACAAAAAATCTTAAATGTGTATAATAATTTAAAAATAAAATTGAAAAAATGATTTATAAGTAAAGTGAGGTATAACACTAATCAATATGGATAAGTCAACTAAATCTAAGATTACTAAGACAAATGAAGATATTAATTTGGCGCACAAATACCAAAAAAAAACAGATAAACAACACGTGATTGATAATCCAGACACATATACAGGTTCTATGTCAATCACTGATTATGATTCATTTATTATTCATGAAGAAACAAATGAAGCAATGTTAGCGACAACTACAATTGTTGCTAAACAAATTTCAATTGTTCCTGGACTTTACAAGATTGTAGATGAAGCTCTTGTGAATGCGCGTGATCATTCTGTTCGGATGAAAGAATATATTGAGAAAGGAAGTGAAAATGGTATACATGTGACAGAGATTGATATAACAATTGATGAAAAGGATGGTATTATTACAATTTATAATAATGGGAATGGAATTGATATTGCTAAACATCCGGTCGAAGATATTTGGATTCCTGAACTTATTTTTGCGCATTTACGCACATCGACAAATTATGATAAAGAAGCAAAAAAGGTGACAGGAGGAAAAAATGGGTTTGGAATCAAACTAGGATTTATTTGGTCAACATACGGGAGAATTGAAACGATTGACCACATTCGTAAATTGAAATATACGCAAGAATTTGAAGATAATTTAGATGTAATTAAAGCCCCGGTTGTGACAAAATCTTTAAAAAAACCTTATACATTAATATCGTTTAAGCCAGATTATAAGCGAATGGGTTTAACCGGACTTACCGCCGATATGTTAAATTTGTTAAAACGCCGTGTTTATGATTTAGCTGCCGTGACTGAAAAAAATGTTAGGGTAA